GTAATTCCGGTCTTATAAATCGTGATTACATTATCTGAGATTATCTGAACTTATACTTCAAATGAACTCGGAAAAATTCTTGTTTAATGACCGTACGGAGGAATTTTTAGCCTTACAAGCTAAATTCAAGAGTATGGAACGACCTTATGTTGTCACCGAATCTACTGAAAAAGTGCCTTTTGAAAATGGTTACTGTTATCTTCGTTTAGTACCTGTGTCCAGCAGATTTGATGCTGCTGAACAATGTGGGAAATTCCCGAAACTTTCTAAACTTCTGGAATATTTTACGCTCAGAAAACTCTATAGTCCAAAAATTAACATTTCTCTTATACTTAAGTCTGGTAACACGTTGCATTTGGCGAAAACGCGTGATGATGCATGGTATGACTTACAGGATATTTTGAAGCTTTATGATCTTAACACTGTTATCGGTGGCGATCAATTTTACTATGGTAAAGTTCTTATATCTTCGGCAAAATTTCGATTTATGAACTTCAAACACTTAGTTATAGTTGTTGTCTCTTATCTTAGTTTTCGAATTGTTTACTTGGTCTACTATTTTGCTGCGACAGTTTATGCTATTTTGTATGATTTTATACTGCAGGTGTTGATTCCCGTTTCTTTTGTTCTCATATACAACACAATTGTGTTGATTATGTTGTGGGTAATTGGCGAGAGAACTGGGATTGTTACCAATTTGATCACTGAAATAAGGGCTCCTATGTTGGTTATGATTTCTGCTCCTTCTGAAATTATGTATGAAGACTTACCTTCTGTAGATGGCTTAAATCATTATGCTCTTAATTATCTTACGTTCTACGATCCTGATTGTACTCGTGAGGTTGATTCTCCCATTAGAACCAATCAGTATGAGGAGAAACATGCGGTTTTGAGTCACACTGTTGTTAAAGAGTTGGGTAATTACTTGAAGGACTTTGAATCTGGCGTTATAATTCAGTCGGCAGATATTTCAAGATCAGCTCACTGGTTAAATTCCGCTGTTAGAGCTATTGCTAGAATCAAGATTTTTAAGTCAATTCCCTCTGGAATGAGAGTCTTGATGGTGGGAGCGTCTTCGCTGGGCCCACTGGACGGTTACGTCTACTGCAACTCAGTCTTGGAAGTTAGGGATTTGAATAGGGAAACTGTTCGTAATCAAATCTCTGCAGCTAAATTGAGAGGTTTGTTTTACGAGCACACGGATTTAAGAATAGAGTTTATAAATTCAAAATTTGATGTGATGATTCTTGTTCATGTCATGTCGGTTAAATTTGAGGACATTTTTATTCACGCGGCTAGGATGGGTGTTAAAAAAGTTATAATTCACGTTATTTATGAGCCTATTTTGTTTCTTTACAATAGGGGTGTCTTGTTAGATTCACAATTTGTCTTTGAAAAATATAAAGAGAACGGTGAATTATATATAAGCTTCGTTCATCCTGCTGAGCCCCATACTACTTACAAACATAAATGGGACAACTATAGGAAATATCTTGTAGTCGACTCAGTTCGCGTTAACGAGTTTGTTAGTTATATTAGAGATGTGACTGATTCTATGCCGGGTGTGGCTACTATGACCTTCAGTGTTTCGAAAATGCCATGTGGCTTTCGTCAACACAATGTCTCTTCATATTCAGCCCCTACTTGCAACGTAGTTAGAGTTCCGGTTGAGTCGCACGGTAGTGGGTTAATTAGAAGAACGGTTTATGCTGAGTACATTGTTCCTGTTTCCACTTTAGGTGTTTTGTCTGGTGTTTTTGAGAGCGCTAAGACAATAAGAATTCAATCTACTATAAACAGTTGTAGAAACATTTTACCCAGCTTGGAGAACAAACATCCTATTTTCAAATTCTTTGGTGATCGTTCCAATTACTTTGATTCAATTGTGGATAGTGTTAAACACATATCTGATTGTAACAAAGTTTTGGATCAAATTTCTTTTCACCATAATGAATTATTAAAGACCAGCGGTATGACTTTGGAAAAGTTCTTACTGACTATGTTCAGTCCCAAATATGCAGCCGTCAGTGAGAGTTATGCTATTAAGAAAATATTGACTGCGAAGATACCATCTCACTATTCCTTTATAGGTGAGAAGATAGTTATGAATCGACAGTTACTTGATGTCAATTTGATTGACCCTATTATTGCAGGTCAAATGCAGAGCGATAATTATTACAGATGGTTAGTTACCCCTGCAAACTTTTCTTGCACTGGTTACCCTCCTTGGACCAAAATCATCTCATATCCTGAAATGACCATTGATTGCTCTGATTATTTGCAAGTTGGTAATATTCAAGATAATGCATATCGGCTCTTTTATTGGGGTGACGTGGTGGCAAACTTTTCTTCTACTCAATCAGTTGATAATCTTGAATATTTGCTTCGTATTACTGGCTCCAAGTTAGAGGTAGGGGACGCTTACATATGTTATACCAAACAACCTAAGGTCGTGTTAACCTATATTAAAGGTAAGTTCTTGCGCAAGGATTTAAAGGTTGTCGAAAAATTGGATGATTCAGATACTAGCCTCAATGCAAACATTTACGAATTTTATTATAAGTCGATAGCTTGCGTTACACCTATTAAACAGAATGGTTGTTTTTATCGAGCATTAGGAAACGCGAATACGGGGGTCGCGGATCCTGATACCATAAAGCGATATTTGTTTTCTGGCTCTGTCCAGATTTATAGATCAGGTAAAGTTTATGGCTTAGATGAGGCACCTATTAAATTGATCGTAACCCAAGATCATTGCGACAAATGTGAAAGTGATCTCTTAGGTGTGGGAACACCCATTGACCAGTGGAACTATCTCTTGAATGGTGAACTCACTCCAGCTCAACGTCGTATCCAAGGACTGTATAATAGGAAAGCCGAAATTTTGAACTTACTAGCGAGTTCAACAATGGTTCGAATGAAATCTATCTATGAATCAGTCCTTTACTCGATAGAAATGGAGATTAGACTATTATCCAGATTTACATCTATAATTTCTACTGAAAAGATTGAAATACTGAAATGCGTGGCAGATTTTCATCTATACAGTGTGGAACTTGGTGCGTTTATCACTCAATCTCCAGATATCGAATTTACGGTCGCTTGGGATACTACTGACTTCGTCGATGTTGTTTATGATTCATCTTCCAAGATTTATCGTACTTCCTCCTCTTCTAAGTGGTTGATAATGAGTAAGGATGTTCAATTCCTCAGAGAAAAGAAGTTATTGGACAATTTTGATAAGTATAGAGGAGTCATAACTGAAGAATCGTTAAGGAAAATCGATATAAAATTGTTCGACGGTGTCCCTGGTTGCGGTAAAACCTTTGCTATCAGACGTGATCACGTTATGAATCAAGATTTAGTATGCACTGCAACCAAGGCAGCATTGAATGATTACTTAGATTTAAAGGGTGACAGGGAATTTTATCGAACCTATGATTCGATTCTGATCAACGGAGGTCCTACTTGTGACGTCATGTATGCTGATGAAGGGCTTATGCCTCATGCTGGAGATATCTTATTTTGCGCTCTTATATGTCATGTTAAGAAGATAATTGTCTATGGAGATAGGAAACAGATACCGTTTATTTCTAGATTACCCGGATTCCCTTTGAATAACCATAAATTGGACGTGCAAGAGATACAGTCTATGAATATAACTCATCGTTGTCCTAAAGTTATAACTAGAATACTCGGTTACTATTACGATTCTATAGAAACTACCAGTAAACTTGAAGGAGAGATATTTACTCAATATAGTGTCACTCCGCCTAAGCTTTATATCGATTATGACGCAGTTATTACATTTACTCAAGAAGAAAAGGAAGAAGTGAAAAGGTTAAATCCTAAATATTATGTTAAGACTATACATGAAGTTCAAGGAAAAACCTTTGACCACGTTTGCATAGTTAGATACAGATCGCAACTCAATGCTATATATGACAGTATCCCTCATATAATAGTGGCTCTGAGCAGATGTAAGGTTTCCTTGACTTATATCACTTGTGATAAAACTGATCATATATCAATGGCTATAACTCAAATGGCAAATCTGACTAAATCACCTACTTTTGCACCCACTCAATCTTTTGAGCCTGTTTTCAGATATAAAGGATTTAGACCATTAAAAATCAAGACCTTTAAAATTTTTAAAAAGATTTATAATAAGGGTCTCGAAGTCTTTGATATGATCCGTTCTTTAAACCTCGAATATAATTCACCTATGCCGGATTTACCTTTTGACTGGAATTATGACTTGCCTACTCTAACTGAGTCTATCCCTGAAAATGTTCCTGTAGAACTAGTCCAAATAGCATTAGATGTCCTTTATGATCGACCTGATGAACTAGCTCAAGAAAGACTTCGAAATTCAAATGTTTTTCCTCTTGAAGACGCTTTTAATGTCGATTGGGTCAAGGTTATAAATTTTTTCTCTAATACAGAGCAATATTGTGATTCTTTATTGATCACGCCTCAACCAGAGAGAGCTCAGGGGACTTTTGTAGAGGTTATCAATGCTTCAAGGAAAAGAAATTTAAATCCTCCACAACTCGAGCAGCCTATATTAACAGAAACTATTTCAAATTGTGTGAAAATTTGGTTTGAAACTTTCTTCGAATACACGAAATTCAATGACATTATGAGAGTTACAGATTACTTCAGTGATATTTGGACTGAAGATTGGATGGGCACTAGAAAAGGACAGAGAATAAAAGCTCTTGAAAGTTATGATTTCGCTTTAAGAAATCCTTCTACCTTTGCTTCTCATTTGAAACCTGATTTAAAAACTCCGTTAGATAATTCTCACAACTTAGAAATGATTTCAGGACAGATTGTTACCGCGCACCATCCTATGATCACAGCTAAATTTGCTGGAGTTTTTAGATGTTTCACTTATGTTCTTAAATACGCTCTCAAAGATAAATGGTTGATTAATGACGGCATAACTTCTGATCAACTCAATGGTTTCTGGAATACTTTATACGATGATGATGAATTTTATCAACTTTTGGAAATTGACATGGCAAAATTTGATAAAAGTCAAGGAGAGAGAATTTTGGAAATGACTTGTGAAATCATGAGACTCTTTAGAGTACCGGAAGCATACATTCAAGAATGGAAAAATTGTCACATAATCAATCGGTTAGTTTTCCATAAAATTGGTGTTTCTCTCAAAGTTAAATATCAAAGACGTAGCGGTGACGTGTCTACCTTCATAGGAAATACTATTGTCACTATGATTATTTTAAGTTACGTTTATGATCTCAAATCACCTGAATGTAAAGGTGGTGTGTTTGGAGGAGATGACAGCTTAATATTATTTAAGTCAAAAAATTTAATTTTGGACAAGACGGAAAATATCGCATCAATTTTCAATATTGTTGCGAAAATTGAGAGACATTACGACTGTGCAAAATTTGCTTCTAAATTTGAAATATATGCTGAGGGGGTGTATATGTTCGTAAGAGATCCCATTAAATCTTTAATTCGTTTAGGTAGACATGATATGTTCTGTAAAGAACACGTCAAGCAATATTATGTCTCCTTTTGCGATGGGCATAAAGAACTTAAGAGTCCTTATGTCCGCTTAGAATTGACTAAAGCTACCTTTAATCGCTATAAGCATAAATTTAAGAACCCCAATTATTTTGCTGTGGAACTAATAATTGAATTTTTGACTAGTCTACTTTATGACGAAGCTAAATTTATGAATTTGTATCACGCGCCGAAAATTATTTGGGAACGTAAATTGCCTGAGCATTTGAAGGAAGAAACACTCATTTCAATTGAAGACTTGACAGACTATTTTTGATTTGGATTTTAATCAAATTTTAACTCTTGTGAAGACTTGG